GGCGGTTTTGATGGAGTAAGCAACGATTTATCCGGTACGGGTGGATCAGCGTGTCAGTTTACATTTTACGATTATGCAGAAACTAACAGTGAAAAACTGGTTTTGGGTCAAATGGTAGGAAATGCAACGGGCGACGTAACTCTTTGCGCTGGCTCGCCTTTTAATTTACAAACAAATATATCTAGTATCACTATTACAACCGTGGGCGGCACGGTAAACCTTAGCGGCACTATTCTAATTTACGGAGTAAACTAATGGACAGACCAATTATCGCTATTCACGATGCAGAGGGCAACGAAACGCAACGACCAATGAACGATGAGGAATACGCTCAGCATTTAATTGATGTAGCCGATGCTGAAAATAAAGAAGCTTTACGCATCCAAAAAGAAGAAGCTCGACAAGCTGCTATTACTAAACTCTCAGCCCTTGGTTTATCGCTTGATGATTTAGCAGCTCTAGGCCTTTAATGCTTACAAGCTATAACGGATACCCGGCCTCTAAAGATCCGGCCGAGATTAAAATAAAGTCCTACGCCGTAAGGGGTACGGACCGTAAGCTAAGGTGCGCCGAAAGTGTTGGGCCTCTTTTGGCCGCCTTTGCTGCGGAATTTCACGAGCTAATCGAGCCGATCGATGAGGGTACCTTTGACGATTGGGGCTATGCCTTTCGCATGGTGCGCGGATCTACGGATCGCTTATCGTGTCACTCATCCGGCACGGCTATCGATCTAAATGCTACAAAGCATCCACTAGGCAAGGCCGGTACTTTCCCGGCCGAAAAGATACCAATGCTAAGAGCACTCGCTAAAAAATATGGCCTCAAGTGGGGCGGAGACTTTAAGAGCCGTCCGGATGATATGCATTTTGAGGTAGAGGTAAGTGCCACTAAGGCAAAAGAATTAATTACAAAGTTAGGATTACAAAATGGCGGTTAGTGCTCAAGTAACAGTAGGTACGACTCCCACGCTTTTAGTCCCGGCTAATATCGCCGATCAAAGCGCATACATACACGCGGGATCGAGTGACGTTTTTATCGGTGGACCTAACGTAAGTACCACTAACGGTTATTTAATGGACCATAAGGATAAATTAAGTGTAGGCGTGGGAGATCACGAGGGACTCTATGCGGTCGTAACCTCGGGTACCTCACTCGTCTATGTCTTATACCAAGTCAATTAAGGGGCATTTAGGAGCTAGACAATGAAAGAGCAAGCAATAGCAGCGGCTAAATCTTACGGGCGTGCAGCCTTGGCCTCCGTCGCAGCTTTATACATGAGCGGTATTTCGGATCCAAAAGTATTAGCTAACGCATTTATTGCGGGGTTAATCGGACCACTACTTAAGGCCTTGCAACCGTCGGAGAAGCAATTAGGCGTAGGCGCTAAGTAATGGAGCAAGCTCAGCTCGTAGTCGGTATAGCTTTGGGGAGCTTTACCATTTTGGGGCTGGGAGCTGGGCTTATCCGTAAACTCGTTAAGTATTATTTAAGTGAGCTAAAGCCTGACGGTAACGGCGGACATAACTTAGCCGGGCGCGTTGAGCGTATTGAGCAGCGTGTAGACAAGATTTACGAGATTTTGCTCGAGGATCGCCTAGCCAAGTAGCGACACGCCAAAAGGCTATAGGCTTTGTATTCTGACATTTTGCCCTCATACTGATACTACAAACGCTGAGAGGGCTACTCGGTAGCTTAATCGGCCTTAACAAAGGGCTAAGTATATGAATAGTGCAGATATATTAATCGCTGCTTTTGCAGCTTTTATCGGTTTTATGTTTATGGTAATTGGTTACTCGATCGGCTTTAAGCACGGTCACGGCGAGGGCTTTGTACGTGGTCGCGCTATCGCTAGAGCTCTTAAAGAGAGCGAGCTAATCTAAATGGGTTTTCTAGATAACTACGAGGACGTAAATAGTCGTATCAAGCGCTTTAGATCAGAGTTTCCATCCGGGCGATTAGTGGCCTACATCGAGGACATCGACATTATCAAAGGCACGATTCTCGTTAAAGCCGAGGCCTACCGTGAGTACGAGGATACGGTGCCAAGTGCCGTTGATTACGCTTTTGGTAACGTATCGACCTATCCAAACAATATGAAAAAATGGTTTATAGAGGACACAATTACCTCAGCTTACGGGCGCGTAATTGGCCTTTTAACACCAAGCGAGCACGCACGGCCTACGGTGCAGGATATGCAAAAGGTCGAGACATTACCGGCAGACTCTGATCCGTGGAGTACAAAAGCCTCGATCGAGGATATGGCTACTATGGCAAGCTCCGTACTCGAGATCGCTAAAGAGTTAGGCGGTGAGTTAGTAGCCGAGGCTCCGCGTTGCTCGCATGGCACGATGGTATGGGCCGAGGGCACGGCTAAAGCAACGGGTAAACCGTGGGCCGCGTATAAGTGCACCGAGCGAGTTAGAGCTAATCAATGTAACCCGTATTGGCATGTACTCGGCTCCGATGGAAAATGGAAGCCTCAAGTATGACAAAAAAACGTTTATCTATATACGTACTAATCGTTGAGGTTATTTTGCTTATTGCGCTGGCCGCACAGGTGGATATATCTATTCATATATAACAAAAAACGCAATCGCTGCGGGTGCCGACGGCGGTTTTGATGGAGTAAGCAACGATTTATCCGGTACGGGTGGATCAGCGTGTCAGTTTACATTTTACGATTATGCAGAAACTAACAGTGAAAAACTGGTTTTGGGTCAAATGGTAGGAA